CGTATCTATTAGCTGCTATTTCTAAATTAGTAAAGTCCATTAGCAGATAGTTATATCATTATGAATTAATACATCCATAGTACAAGACCAACCAGCTAACATATTTTCAAACCTATCATAAAAAGGCTCACAAGTTGGGTTACCCTCAAGCTGATACTTATCTATATATAGTTGTCCTTTTCTTAAAACTTGTATAAGTTTATTTAATACTGCTAATTGTGTATTAAGTATATCTTGTTCGTTGTTGTTTCCAGTAAATCTATCAAGTGTTAATTCTTTTGATTGGTCTACAATATCTGCTGCAATTACTGTAATGTTAAATCTTAATACTTGTTCTTCATCAGCAACACTATTTATTAGTATATGTCCTAAAGGGAATATGTCTTGCTTGTTGAGGTTTACATCTGTAATATCTCCAATCGAAACAGTATTAATGTTTATATCTGAAAGTAGTTGTTGTTTAATAGTTTCAGTTAACTGGTAATATCCTCTTATTCCTTGATTGCTCATTTAAATTTCTTTTTAATTTGTTTTGCTTCCATTTCGCTTTTATCTTTCATAAATGATAACATCATAAAACATTCGTGTACACCTAATTTAGTGATATTTTTAAATCTTCTAATATCTCCTTGAGCAAGGGCAAAGATTGATTGATACCATCCCCATTTTCTCCCAAAATTTGCTGATGCGTTAAGTTCTGTTCCCCCTCCGTTTCCAAATAGTTCATCATAGTTTTGGACAAGTCTATCCCTAAATTGTAAAAAAAAAATATAGCACCGAATACTATGTCCAAAGGTATTTCATCTAATGGCTTTTCTGCATCTGTATCATATTCTTTTATAGTGTACTTGTCTTTTATCTTATCCTTTATTGGTCTGTATAGAACATTCATAGCTACGTGCATTTGTTCCCAATTGCCAATGTAAGTATCTAAATCTACATATTCCCCTAATGATATATCTTCCAACTTTGGTATAAAACCATATTCAACATCTCCTAATTTAAACGTTTCTGTTAACTGTGGTTTCTCCTCAAATATTTTATTTAATATACCTATAATTTTATCTGTATCAGTCAGCTTCATTCTTCTAACTGCTTCTGCATCGATGTTACAGAATATCTCTATCATTTTATATCTTAAAAAAGCATCATCTTTATTTGTTTCTTGTATCTTTAAAAACTTCTGATACTGCTTTAATGTAATCTCTGATAATTTATTGGGTACTATTAATTCCATTTCCATATCTATATAACGTATTTATTTAAGTATTTTACTGTATGCAAGATAATAAAAAAAAAGAGAAACATTTCTGCTTCTCCTTTCCTATCATAAAAAAAATTAACTATTAACTATCTCATACTTGCTTCAAAACATTTACCACAACAGTATTGTTTATCTTCTTGCATCTCTGCACCACATTCGTAACATTCATATTCTGCTTGTTCGTGTGGGTTTAAAAAATCATCCCAACTCATATCCCTAATATTACTGATGCTAATATTCTACCTAAAAAATAGATTATTGCAAAGATTATTAAATACTTTGTGAATTTCTTGAATTGTTTACCAGCTTTTGCTGAATTACTTTGTTTGTCTTTTTTCATCTTATTATGTTTTTAATTTGTGAAATTTCTATTGTGCCATATTTTTTATGGACTTTGTTTAAATATATAACTGCATTATCTATATGCTTTTGGTTATTTGAAAACCTATATATTTTAAGTTGCTTTTTAATTTCTGTTAGTTCTGTTTTCATATAATTTGTTTTGTTGGTTAAATATATAAAAAATATACTAATCTATATAATCTTTTATTAGAATTAAATCTAAATAATCTGCAACATAATTAATATGTTTCTGTGTTGTCATTGACCAGTAACCTAATTGGTATAATTCGTTACCCTCAATTCTTGCTACTTTGGTTGTGTAACTCCATACATCGTCACCCTCTAATCTTAAATTCATTTTGTACTTTGGTAATGTTATCATTTTGTTTATGTTTAAATTAATAATTTTTATAGGTCTTTAACTATTTCAGTTAAGTCAATACCTCTGTTAATATTTCTATTCCATTCATCTGTTCCTTGCAAACCTTTGTTTGTCTTAAACCAAAAGTTTAATTGTTGTAATTCGTATTCTGCTCTTTCTACTCTATTCATTTTGTTATTTTTTATGATTAATATGGTATAAATATAATATAAATATATTTATCTAAACAATTATTAACATTTTTTTTAACAATTATTTTTTAATGTAATGCATATTTACCAAAGTTTGGTCTGCTTAAGATTGAATAGGCAGCATATCTACAGCTATCTATTGTATGGTCATTTTTTCCATCTGGAATATTTGTAAGTAAACCACCTTTATCCTCTTTCCATTTATAGTTTCTAAATTCTGATATGGCATTTGTTGAGGTATTTAATATATGTATCTTGTATCTTTTTAATAAATCAATACCAGCATTTACACTATCCTTACCTTTTATACTTGGGAATATATTATGCCCCATTTTTCTTAACTCACTAATTAGTCTTGGTTCAGCACTATCTGCATAAATACTACCAGCTATTTGTTCATCTCTTAAAAATTGGTTAATATCATTAGTTGTCATTTGTGTTCTATATAAATGCTCTTTGATATACATATTATGATTTTCTATGTAAACAGAAACCAAAACTGTTGGGTCGTTTGTATAACCAAAATCCATTCCATACGATATTAAATTTGCTTGTTCTGGTATTTTATTAACCTCAACATACTTAAATATAGTACTCCTACTGGCTGCCCTTTCCCCTAATCCATATATTTGCCAATACTGTTCATCGGTATCTCTTAATAGTTCTATTTCTTTCCGTATGCTATCTTCTATGAATGGATTATCTAAATATGTAGTCTTAAAAAAATCACAATCACTTCTTGGAATTAATTTATCGTATATCCAATGGTATTCATCTGATGGGTTAAAATCAAGTATTACCCTTTCTTGTGTTCTAAAGAGTAACTGTTGCATATCCTCAAAGTATAATTCATTACCCTCATTAACAAATAGCAAATCTCTTTTACGCCCTCTAATCTTTTGTGGCATATCAAGTGAAATAAACTCTACAAGGTTTCCAAATAAATGATATTCTGAATTTGATTTGTTATGATGTACTTCTGAATATATATTATGTTCTTGTAATATAGACATAAAATCTCTCATTACAGTTGCTCGTAAACTTGGAAATGATTTACGACATATAGTAATTACCTTATTGGTATTATTGGTACAATACTTAAATATTATCCATAGTATGATATTATAGGTTTTACCACTTCTTGTTCCACCTTGTTCTACTATTATTTTTTTATCACTATTGGATAAATGCTTGTAAACCTTATTTGTCTGTATCTTCAGTTTTGTCAATTATCTCTATTTGAAAATTAGTAGGCATACCATCTGCACCAGTAATTTCTTGCCTTTCAATATATCCTCTTTTTTTACCTCTTGTCTTTAAATAAAACATTGTGCTACTTGGTACATTGTTTGATATTTGTTCGTGTAACTTACTTTCTGCAAAGTCTAATGCTACATTGTCAATATCCTCAACCTCACGTGCAAATGCTTCATCTTCTTTTAACCATTTATAGTAAGTGCTTCTTGGTATATTTGCTTTATTACAAGCTACTGTAACCACTCCTAAACTCTTTTCAAGTGACTTTAAGAAACTTTCCTTTTTTATGTGTCTACTTTCGTTCATTTTTTTTCCCATATTATTTTTTATTTAATGATAATTCTGTTAATATAACACGCCAATTTTCTCCTATTATATGTTCTGCTTCTTTACCTAATAGACTATCTTTATGTATTTGTAACCAAAAATTTTCATTTACTGTACTTGCTTTTTGAAAAGCACTCTCAAAGAAATGTTGCACTACATAAGATTTTGTCATTATTTCATTTACTGATGGCAATGTATGTCCAAATAATTCTGTTTCATTATTTAATCTTGTTGGATATTCTAAACTATAACATCCTCCTTTTCCTTTCCAAGCTGGTAATGGACAAAAACTAATTGGTTTATATACTTTACCTATTTCATCTTTTTGTATTATTTTCTTAATTGTCCATATAACATAATTCCAAGCATTTGAATTTGTTTTAGGTTTTTCAAGTAATGTGTGCATTATTTGATGTGATAAACTCTCAATATCTTTTCTGTTGTTTTTACTTACTTTTATTGGGAATGCTGCTAACGCTTTTCCATCCCAACTTTTATCTGATATATATATTGGTGGGTGTGCTTTACCCCATTTTGGTGCAAACCCTCCAGTCATTTTTGATGGCATAGTTGCATACCAGCCTTTGTCTGATGGTAACTCTCTTAATACAACTGCATCCATATCCAATACAACTCCTAAATTCTCTGATGCTGATTTTAATCTTACTGCATCTGCTATATGTGCAATGCTATGTCCATTTTTAAGGCATTTAAAAGCCACTTCTGATGGAAAATACATTGTAGCATCTTTTACTTCAATATGGCTTGGTATTTGTCCTTTATTAAATTTCTGATAACTATATAGTATTGCCTTATTATTTTTATGACTTGCTAACGTTAAATGATGAAAAGGAGAAACATCAATTTTTTTATTTCTCCAAGTATCATAATCTATTTCATTATTGTATTTACTCCAAAATAAATTTATCATTTCTTAATTTTTACTTTTTTCATTCCGTATTCATTTACTTTTTTTAAGCTATCCCAATCAAAAAATGGGTTTCGTATAAGTCCGTGCTTAAAATGTTTGTTCCAAGATACTATGTGATGTGGTCTACCAAATCTTATTTTTGTTTCTGCATACTGCGGCCAAACTTCTTCAAGGCTTCTTGTTTTTAACACCTTTTTTTCAAAAGCATTATCTTTATATAATTCATCTTGGTTACCACCTTTCATTTTTGCAACTGTACTTACTTTGTCTACTGTAAAAGCAGAAAACAATACAGTACACATTTTATTGTGTAATGCTTGTAAACATAAATCTACATCTTCGTTATATTTTAATCTCCATCTAAAAGGAATACTGTTACTCATTAGCATAGCAGAATAAACGTGTGCATTTACCCTAAAAGGTTTATTATCACTTGACCCCTTAACAACAAATGAACTATAATTAAACCACTAATTGCTATATTAGTATATCTGTCTGTAAAATCTTCTGCTACTTTAATTGCTATACCAGCACTACAAGGTATTTTTTTACCTTTTACTATTCTCCTAAATTTATAGATATTATCATCAAACATCCAATGTCTTTTATGTCCATTTTTTATAGAATGTTCCCAACCATAATTTCTTGATGGGAAACTACCTAACCCTAAATTAGAAAATGGTAATTTTAAAACATATTTCTCTCCAACTGCTTCACAATATTGTTCATACTCTTGTGGTTCAACAAGCATTTTAAAATCTAATCCATCTTCTATAAAACATTTAGCAGTTATAGGATTTTCATACCTACCTTTTGTTACTATATATATTGGATATTTATTCATACTTTTCATCGTATGATTGTCTTTCTATAAAAGGATAATGTGTTGACCAAGTAAGTTTATTTTTAGAAGATATTTGCAATTCCTTTTTTTCTATAAATTCATCTCTGTCTTGTTCATTGTCAAAAGATACAACTAATTTTAATTGTGTATCTGATGCTTCAAACTCTGGCATTCCTATCCATTCTGAATTTTCATCTCCTTTATTTACAGTTTCAACATAACTATTATTAAAATCATATACATTTAATCCCCATTCATCCAAATCTTGTGCTTCCCAAGTATTCGCTAACACATCCCAATCCCATTGTCCAAATGCAACATTATCTTTTATTATAAATTGCTTTTTTTGTTTCTCTGTTAAATCATCTGCTTTTACAATATAAACTTCTTTTATCTTTAAATCTTTACAAGCCTTGTATCGCATATTCCCACCAAGTATGATGTTATTTTCATCTACAACTATTGGTCGCAGTTTTAACATCTCTGGAAATTCCTTTAAAGATTTTTTAAGTTTCTCAAATTTACTATCCTTAATTGTTCTTGGATTAATTTCATTTGATTTAATTGTGTTAATCTTAACTTTCTGTATCATATATATATAACGTATTATTTGGTTGCTTTTAGTTTAAGTAATTTTCTAAACAATTCCTTTCTTCTTTTACCATTAGGTAGTTTATCAATAAGTTGTTGTATTCTTTGTATTTGTTTTTTCATATCTAAAGGTATTGTTTACTCTCGTTCAAAAGTCAAGTGTAAATGTTACTATAAATAAATATAGTTTTATAGTTGTATAATTAAATTCTTCTGTTGCTTGTAAAAATTCCCACCCTAACATAAATCTATCGTGTGGGTAATGAAGTTGTATTTCTAATTCCCAATCCATTATCTTAAAGTTGCTCTTGCATCAGCTACTGTTGGTTCGCCAATTATTATTTCATATTCTTCTTTTCTTTCTGCATCTTTACGTTTCCATTCAAAAGACTTTAATACCAATTCAGCACGTTCATCATATACCTTTTTTTCATCATCTGATAATGTTCTATATATGTGTTCATTTTTTGTTAGATTAAATGCTTTATTTATAGGTATTTTAGTAGCTAATAAATCATTATATTTTTCTTGTAATTTATTATACTGTTGTTCATCCAAATATTTTTCATCAATTTTATGACCTAAAATATCCATTTTATATTGATTGTAAATATTTACAAAACGTTTAATGGTCATTAATTCATCAAATAGTGTTGTTCTTGCATATAATACTGTTGTATGGTCCCTATTAATTGCTTGACCAATTTGTAATAAAGTACATTCTGTAGTTTCTGTTGCTAATTTAATAAATAATGTTCTAAACCTTACTGCTTCTGTATCTCTTAACTTTCCTCCAATATCATATTCAGAGTATTTTTCTACAAATGTTTTTATTCTTTTTAATTCTTTTTGGTATTTCATATTTAATTTGTTCTTAATTTTAAAAGGTTATAGCACTCTATGTATTTTTGTTTTGCTTTACCTCTGTATTCTTGTTTAAATAATTCGTATAATTTTTTTGTGTATTGGTATTCCGAAAAACAATCTGCAAAGTATTTTTCTGCAAATTTAATTCCTTTACCTTTAAAATATTGCACATTGTCTGCACCATCTCCAACTATACATTGTGCATAGAAATTAAATCTCGCTTCATCTACTGATATATCTAAAACGCATCGGTGTTTATAATGGTAATTATATATAAGTGCTGGAAACTGTCTGTAATCTTTGTCTATTGATACAATCATTACTTCATCTCTACCAATATCTTGGCTAATTTGATACCAGTATCTTGCTACCATATCATCTGTTTCAACTCCATAACCTCTAATGCTATCATAATAGTCAATAACGTATTGGTGCATTTCGTGTAGTAATGGTGGTAATTCTGATGTTTTTCTGTTGGCTTTATAAGTTTTGGTTATTAATTTTCTAAAATTACCTCTTGAACCACTAAAACATAATACTTTATCAATAGTGTATGTTTCTTCCAAGTCATTTACAATACGCATATATTGTTCATCAAACTTGTTTCTTGCATCTTTTATATCTGTATAATATTTCTCATCATCTGGGAATTGCCTTTTTCTATAACAAGAAGCAAATACCAAACTGTCTGCATCCACTAATAGTATCATAACTTTGCTACTGTCTTTTTTAAATCATCAAGAAAAAACTTATCCATTTTATTTTTTTCCTCAACACATAACATAACTATTGATGGCAAATCTTTATATAAAGTATCTATATTAAATGTTAATTGTTTATCATCATCATATAGCATATATAGTTCTCCATTATCTGCATACAATGTATGTGTTTCGTGTATGTAAGTTGTTTCGTGTTCCATTGTTATTGTTTTACTGTTAGTTTTAAATAGTTTTTATTTTTAGATGGTTTTACTTGGTAGGTAATGGTAATATCTGTTATTTCATTATCCATCTCTGTAAAGTGTTCTATTTGCTCTTTTAAGCCATTCCATACTGCGTTACTTACTTTCATCTGAATAAGTTTATTATTATATAGAAAAATGTAAAGTACCAAGACCATTGACATATTATTGCCAATCCAGTTATTATTGTTTCTAACACCTCTGCAAGTTTCACATACCCTTTATTACGTAAAGCATAAAAGGTAGGTTCTGCTGGTATGAAGAAACTTAATATAATTAATCCTACTGCTATCTGTATCATATTATATTTTTTTTGTAGTTTCTTTTTAATTGTTCACTAAACTCGTCAACAGTATCATATCCTTTCTGTATAAGGTCTCTTTCAATTTCTAATTCTAAAATTTCAAGTTGATTAAGCACATAAGTATTATGCTCAAAAGATGTTTTAAATAAATCTATTAAATTATGTAAGCGTTTTTTGTGTAACATTTGTTTTGTTTTAAATGGGAGGTTTTACCCTCCCTTGTTATTGTTTATTTTTTTTTACCAAACATTTTATTTAATACTTTTACCAATTCTTTATTGGCTTTAATTGTGTTTGGATTTTCAAGGTAACTTTTTGGTGGTTTCATTTTGTTTATGTTTAAATTAATAATATTACAAATATATAATAAAAATAGTTATTAAAAAAATTATTAACATTTATTTGTTGATGTTTATTTGTATTGCATCACTTTCCTTTAATAGATATACATCTTTCATTAATCTTTTTTTTGTCCATATTGTAGTGTCTGGACAATATTTCTTTTCAATCTTTGGCATATTTAATGTATTTAAGTAATACATAAAATTACCTTTTGTATCATTCACAAAGTATATTTTAACAATATCTTTATCCATTTTCATTAAAGCATCGTACTTATATTTTTCCAACATTTTTGTATCATAATACTTTTTCCTAAATTTCATCTCTATAACACAATCAAAACCTTTAGGTGTTTTACCAATAGCATCATAATGGTTCATACCACCACCACTCCATTCTAATTCCCAACCATCAAAATTTAGTAGCACTACCATTGCTTTTTCAAGCTGGTGTATTTTATTTAATACCATTATTCCATATTACGTTTAAATCTTTTATCCATTGCTTTATTGTTCTTGGGTTGCAAGTACAAGGTTTATAGTAGTTATGTTTGTGGTATTGAGCGTGTAGTTTACACACCAATTCAAATTCTCTTGGTTCAAGGTGTGATTTTGTACCCAT